TTAATGGTTCTAGTACAACGTTTGGTATTAGCCAAACACTTTCTGGTACACCCGGATCGGGATCGGATGATGCATATACCCAAGTTACTTTTACGAGTGACGCCGATTCAGCGACGGGTATAAAAATATTCGATTCGTTTTCAAATGATTCGGCAACGAGTGGTTATGATACATCTAATATAGATATAAGTATACCAAGTGCAAGACTTAACGTTACAGGTAATTCGTCTTTTGATACTATAAAAACAAATGAATTGAAAACAAATGAATTAAACTTATTAAATTATCACCCTTTAACTGCATTGTCTTCGGCTAATTCCTCTGGATATATAGCATCTTCAAGTAGTAATCTAACTGATTGGGACGCGTGGAAAGCGTTCAATGGTACAGTAGTGGGTAATGGATGGCATGATTCCGGATCACCGTACTCAGATGTAAACCGTAATTATCTAGGTAGTATATCAACATCATACAACGGAGGTTCAGTATCTGGTGAATGGATACAATTACAATTACCATACAAGGCATCTATAAATAGTATAGCAATAGCACCACGACAAGTAACTTATGGACCTAATAGATGTGCTGGAGATGGTAGACTTTTAGGAAGTATTGACGGTACATCATGGGAAAGTGTACATTCATTCACGGGTCAAACATATTACACTAGTGACTTATATACAACCATTTCATTTTCAGATTCGAATATGTATAATTATTATAGATTAGTTATTACAAGATTATCTGGTAGTGCTGGAGAAGATACCGTAAATATAGGTGAAATTAAATTGGGTATTGCTAATTCAGGGATACATTTCAGTAAAAATACTGGTTCTGTATCTAAAATAACAAGTTCTTTTACGGGTGATGATCTACGATTTTATTCCGATAAATGGATAAGATTCATTGAATCTGATACTAATGCTGAGAAACTCGTTATTGATGGTAATGAAGGTAAAATAGGTATAAACCATTCTACCCCGGATTCTTGTCTCCATATAGCCTCGTCGAGTGGACAAACTATCACTCTCGATGGTAACGATTACACGTCATTCATACACATGGTTAGAGGTAGTGGTAACTGGTACATGGCGACAACTGATACCGAAGGTGGAAGCCCGGGAGGAACGTGGAACCAAAATTTAGTTTGGTTTGCTAATGTAAATGAGTCAGAATCAGGTTACCCCGTAAAACGAATAATGCGGTTTGAAAACGATACAGCTGGTGATGGTAGTGGTGCAATAGAAACGTTTACGGGTCAACACATGAGTTCCATAGTAGACGTAACACCTACAAATGTTTCTAACTGTGTAGGTTTGATCGTTTCATCGAACCAAAACGATTACATGACAATTAATGGAGGAACACCTCTGAAAGGGGCAAAAAGTATACACGTGAATGAAGCTATACCCGTTGTTAAAATAACAACAAAGGCTCAAGATAAGGCGTGTTTTGGTGTTATATCATCTGGTGAAGATCCAAACGAATCGGGTCGGGAACAAAGATCCGGACGTATAGTGGGTGTATTTTATAAGGAAAGTGGTGATAACAGGGTATACGTTAACTCACTAGGTGAAGGTGGTGTATGGGTAGTAAACACGAACGGTAATTTGGAGGCGGGTGATTATATAACAACGTCTAACGTGAGTGGGTACGGTATGAAACAAACGTCCGAGTTTCTTGCAAACTATACGGTCGCAAAAATAACAATGGATTGTAACTTTAACCCGGGACAAGTACCTGTAAAACAAATAAAGAAAGTTAGTGCTACGAACACGTATTACGTGCGTTCCACTGATAATGATACGTGTACGGAAACGTTTTATAATACGCTCGACGATGAAACAAAGGCACTTTATACAAAAGATGTTAGAACCGAAATGGTTAACGATCTCGATAGTAACGGTGTATTTCAATGGGAAGATACATCAGAAACAGAGTTGGCATATACTATACGGTATTTAGACGCGGATGGTATAGAAACGACCCAAGGTAACGCAGTTCATATAGCGGCGTTTGTAGGGTGTACGTACCATTGCGGATAACGAATTAGAAATAAATAAACAAATTTACATTTACCATGCTGGAACAAACAGGATGGTAGATGGTTTATCACTCACTTTTTAGATGGGAGTGAATCCATAACCGCTAGGGCAATAACACCCGCGATAAAAAACATGACAACGTAATTACATTCGGTATCGTCCTCACCCAAAATGTTACGTTTTTTACGTTTCACCACTTGGGGTTTGGCGACCACCTCCTGACGTTGGGGTCTTTCAATAGGATCTTCGTCTAAAGGACAATACCCTATCATTTATACTATAATTTATAAATTAATTTCGACCGACTTTTTCTTTTTTCCACCGCCTCTTTTTGATTTGGTCTGGGTAACTTTAACTTCGCGAACTTCGCCATCCCCGTCGTCTTTTTCATTCTTGGAATTTTCTACATCGGCCTCGGCTATATCAGAAACGTCATCTTCAATGTCATCAGTTTCCATAATTGGTGGTATACTGGTCGTACTCATAGAAGGTTGTGGTGGCATCATAATGTTACCCATGAGACTCGAAATGTCTAAACCCGGGCCCTGCATTTCGCGTCTTCCATTAGCATCCACAGTTTCTGATGCCTGTTGTTGAGATTTTGGAACCGTATTCTGTACTGCAGACATCATGTTCTGAACAAGTTCGGGGTTCTGTTTAATCACGTCGTTCATATTTGGCATGACTGATTTGAACATACTATTCGTAAGGTGGAACATCATCGCCGAACCACCAAGCATCATTATGAGCTTAACCTCGGGTGCGACTTGCATTTTTGTTCTATACTTGACGTATAGTTCCTCAAAAACTTCATCGTAATCATCAACATTTTCCATGACGTTCTCTGACCAACCATCGAGTTGGATTTCAAAAGGGTTATACTTTTTGTTCATAAACTCAAGACCTGTTGTACATGCAATAAGCATACGTCTCGAAAACTTTACCGATTTGTCTACATCAATACTATACGTAATTCGCTTAACTTCCGTTCTAAGCTCGTCTATAGGTGAATATGCGTTTAAACGTTTATTCACCGTGAACCCTTTCTTTTCTAATCGACCAAGTTTGTTTACGAGATCGGCTTTTTCTTCATCTATTGTTTTATACCCAGGCATTGGTTTCTCTTCTTCCATATACATACCACCGCCTCCTCCTGTATCACCACCTTCGTATCCGTACCCAATATTAGGATCTTCTTCGTATTCGCCATAATCCATAGGTTCTTCTGGTGGTGGGATGGAAGGTGGATTCTGTTTGTTCGGATTTGCAAAAGAATCTATATCTTCCTGAAAAGTTTGTGTTTGAGGAGGTGTAAATTGTGTTTTCATAGGTTTTGGCATTTGTTTTTTCACAGGCTGAGGTCTTGGAATATCAATCTCAATCTCGTTCATGAGTGCCTGTTCATTATCATCTAGTTTCATAACATTTGTGTTACCTCTATTTAAAATGATCTCTCCGTCCATTAATCTTTATATTGAAACTATTCTAATTTCTTTAACGCACTTTATAAAAAAATGTATGTTCAATACAAATGAAACTTAACGTTACAAACAAAAATACTCTCAAGTCTATCGCGATCGTCTTCTTAATTTTGTGGGCATTCACATACTTGCGTACCAGCAAGTACCAGCCCGTCGATATCGAAACGTCCGATGAAGGTTCCCTCTTCGACCTCCCATCCAAGGAAGAATGTCTCAAGGATTCGTACTACTCGGATAGTCGAGGCGGTGTTTGCGGTGGCCAAAAGTTGGTCGTGGCACAAGCGGGGTATAAGTTGAAGTAAAATCTCCAGTATATATAAATGGCTTTAGTGACTAGTCAATCCACTTTACCCGATTTCGAACACGAGTATCACACAGTTATCGTTGATAGTTTTGATGGTACAGCTACAAATAATAACGCCTTTACAGTTTTTCTACAAACACCAATTGAAAATATAGTTCAAGCACAATTAATAACTGCAAATATAAGGCTCGCATCCGCTGAACGTGTGTGTCATGTATCAATTAATGAACTCGATACTATTTTTACACAGCGTGCATCCAGCTCCGTTAATGGACAATCCGACCGGCAAATTTTAAATAGAAACTTCGGAACACTCGTTAAAACAGGTGATTATAATAGCACCCACTTAGTTTTTAAAAACGAGTATCCCGTAATGCAACAATACGTTGCCCCAATACGTAAACTCGATAGGTTATCAATAACTCTTAGAAGCGGAGACGCTACAAGTTCCGTAATTGATAATAATAATGATTCAATTTTCGTTTTTAGATTCGTTTGCAAAAAAAGAAATTTACCCTACTAATTATTTCAGGGCGTCTCGTACGTATAATTTAAACCTCTTATTAATATAAATGTCTTCTGGTATTGTTCAACTCATAGCTATTGGTGCTCAAGACGAACATATTATGGGTAACCCAGAAATATCATTCTTTAACTCAACTTTTAAAAGACATTCTAATTTTTCACAATCCGTCGAAAAGCAAACGATACAGGGAGCTGTGAAAAATAATTCAATGTCATCCGTAAAGTTCCCACGATCGGGTGATTTACTCGGGTATACGTATTTCACACTTGATAATAATACGAAATCGCTCGATTACCAAGATTGGTCGCAACTTATAGATCATGTCGAACTACTTATTGGTGGTCAAGTCATTGATACACAAGACGCCATTTTTACAGAAAAAATTGCAATTGATACGTTCGCAACAAACGTTTCTAAGAGTTCTAACGGTACACACCCGGGGGTAAGTGCACGTTCATACTTCTACCCTCTACGATTTTTCTTTTGTGAAGGTCCACAGTGTGCTTTACCTATAGTCGCTTTACAGTATCATGAAGTTGAAATACGTATTCACTGGGGTTCACAGGTCGATGGGTATAACGTCGAGTGTTATTCCAACTACTATTTCCTCGATAACGAGGAACGTGGAAACATTGTTTCGCGTAACCATAATCTTCTCATTACACAAGTCCAAAAGAGTATACCGTCTCATAGTCTTACACAGGAACTTGTTTTCAATCACCCCGTCAAGTATATAGCATCTTCAGATACGACCGTCGAAGGTGCTCTAACATCCCCAAGTAATAAAGTTAAAATCGAAATTAACGGACTCGATTTAAGTAACTTTAGGTTCGGGAAACCACATTTCATGGAAATTCCAAACTATTACCATACCCAGTTCGTCACGTCCCCCGATTTCTTTTTATACTGTTTTTGCCTATCAACGAGTTCGCTCCAGCCGACAGGAACGCTCAACTTTAGTCGATTAGACTCAGCAAAGATACATAGTGAATCCGTAAACATAACCGATCCTATATATGCCGTAAACTATAATATTCTCAGGATCGAAAATGGTATGGCCGGTTTATCTTATGCAAATTAAAATACATACTTATATTAATATGGTTAAAAACATACCTACCATCGAACGGTCTACCAAAATCCGGTTTGGTAAACACGTTTCAGATAGTCAAGCTGAAAATACCATAGTTTTCAATGCTTCGAATACTGCAATTAATGCGACGAATTCTGGGTCTATGTATATGGCACCTTTAAGGGTCGCGGAAATAGCGAGTTCTAACCTTTTAAGTTACTCACCGTCCACAAAAGAAATTGTTGATTCGAGTGTTCCTACAACACTTTTAGGCGGTGTTACTTTACAATCTGCTACCAATAATGGTAATACAACAACCAATTTTATAGGTATTCAGAATACGGCACCTACACATGCTATTTCGGTAGCCGATAAGGTTTTTATACACAATGTAAATAGTACTGATCGAATTACTGTTGTAGGAAACGTAAGGGCCACAAAATATTCAACTACATCCGATTCAGTGTTAATACAAGATAGTGATACAAACAAAATCCAGGTTTCGGGAAGAATACATAGTAGTCAATTAACGGTTGGTGATTATATAGGTATAGCAAACACCAATCCTCTTAATCGAATAAGTATAGGTAGTACGGGTCAAGTTCGAATGAATGTACCTACAGCTTCGATATACGCGTTAGATACCGTCGGTAACGTAAATGCGCAAAATTACCGAGGCGATTCGTATTACCTTTCGAACCTTACGGTTGAAAATATAGTAAACCAAGGTAACATTACATCCAATACGGTTCGGTTTACGAACGCACTTACGAGTATTTATACAACCAGTAACGTCGATGTTGGGGGTAATATATTTGTAAGAGACAATACCAATAGTGCAATATACGGTACAATTGCAGGGGCTAATACAATAGCGGGTAGTACTATAACCGCGAGTACACAATTTAATGGTCCGGGTACAGGATTAACGGGTATTCCAACAGATAAATTTGTAAGTGGGGCAATTGCTGTACCCAGTGGTGGTACAGGATTAAATACAGTCTCGGCCGGTGATATACTCTATGCAAGTGATCTTAATACAATAGCAAGACTCAGTAAAGGCAATGACGGTCAATATTTACGACTCGATAATGGTGTACCCGATTGGCATGAAAACATAGCGGCTAAAATTACAGCTGCAGATTCAACATCGTCTTCCCAACTCCCAGTTCCGTTTATAAGTTCTGCAACAGGTAATGTTACTCTAAATTCAGATTCTGGCGCTTTACAGTACCAAGCAAGTACAGGAACCTTATCCTCGACTAAATTCAGTGGTGATGGTTCAGCGCTTACATATCTCCCCGCAGGTCAACTTACAGGTACTATAGCATCTGCTAG